TGGCAAAGATTTTTTTGGAATAATTGCTTTTTTAACAGCCATTAGGTTACACCAATTGAAAATCTAAACTCAACATAGTTGCTAGTATTAGGAGACTTAACAATTGTTTCTGCATTGTCATTTTTAATAATTGAATATCCCGTTAAGCCATAAAGCGGATTAACTGTAGCAATATTTTCTAGTCTCATTGCATCTAAGGCTATGTAGTAATTTTCTGAAGGTACTCCACTATCAATAACACATGCATATATTTTAACTACAGTTACGGCATCCCAAGTAAAATTTGCACTTGTATAAAGTTCTTGTAGTTGCTTTGATATTACAAAATATCTGTTTGTTTCAAAATCTGCAATAGAGTTTTCTAGATTACCAGAACTTCCATGATTAATTTCTGCTTCAAACCTTGCAAACTCTCCAGTAGTGGTATCTGTTGATGCAAAATCAATCAAAATTCTAACTGTTTCTGGAATTGCACTGGAGTTTCCATTTTTACTTATTAAAGAAAATGCCAACCTAAGTTCATCTATTGGAGAGTTTCTTGTAAAATCAATATTTGCTCCAGTTAAATGAATATGGTTTGATCCTTCTTCAATTACAAAGTGATCAAGAGTTGGACCACTATCTTCGCTTACTGTAAGATCTGAGTCATCTCCTTGAATTAAAATTACGTTATTTAAAAATCTGCATCTTTCATATCTGTTTGCACGAGAAGATTTATAAAAAATTGAGTTATCAGCATTTGTTTGAAAAACAGGATCTGCTACTGCAATAACATTATTATCTTCTGTATCATCCAAAGGTGCGGTAACAGTATCAATTGCTGTTGCTGCAGAAGCGGTATGATGTTGCCAGTTTTCTCCAGCAGTAAATGCAAACACTGTCTTGCTGTCATAAGCGCCAGCAGATGGGTTTGAGCCTGCAGAATATAAACCTACTTCAGATATTTCGTATCTTTCCTCTGTTGGTAGTTCTGCTGTTAAAACTATTTTATTTATACCGCCTTCATTTACGAAGCCTCTAGATGAGATTGGAACACGAAACATTTCAAAATCAAGATTTTCTTTTGTTGCAAAGTTATCTGCTACATCACCAGTTTCTAGCGGGGTAGGACCACAGCCAACAGCCAAAAATGAAGCATAAGCAGGGGCTTGACCAAGCATATACTTACCAATAATAGTCTTACCAGTGTTAGTTATCAAGAGGTTATTTCTCCAAATTCCGCTTCATATATTGTACCACTTGTGGTTATTTCTACCTCAATTTGTTCATCAATTTCAAGATTAATAGCCTCAATAATCATATTTCCTGTGTTATTATCTAAATAAACATGTGCTCCATTGGGTCCAGTTCCAGGTTGAGGTATTTTATTTTCAAGTTTAATTGAAAAATTTGCAAAGTATTTATCAGAAGTTGACTGTAGACTTAGAATGTTGTTCGGATTATATTGTTGTTGTATTGATGATAAGTTTTTTATAGGTTGATAAGAAACCTGTTGCCCATTTACAATGTCATTACGAGCAATATTAATTAACTCGTGTCCACCAATGTTTTCAAAAATAAGGTCTGTCATTACCTCAATTGGAGTGCCTTCATCATCAAATAAAACAGTGTCTATTGGTGCAGTTTTAACTGGTGGTGGGGGTGGCTGGGCTGCTACAGGGGCTGCTGCTGTTGGAGTTGTTGCTGGAGTCATTGGCTCTGGATTAAGTGCTGGACCAAAAGTATTGGTTGGTCCAAGATCTGGTGGTTGATTATTAGTTGTAGTCGTTGTCTGTGGTTTATTTAATTCAGACATAATTGCTTTTATTTGTTTATTTGTTGATGCATTTAGCCTATCCATTGCCCTAGTAATTTCTTTTACACCTGGATTTGGTTTTGCTAAAACTCTATCTAGTGCAGCAGTATCTGCCTCTACCTTTGCCGTTGCAACTTGTAAAGCATTTACTGGTACGACTGGACCTTTAGAAGATTCTGAATACGCTCCATACCAACTCATTTTATACCTCCGCCAAATATGTTGTCATGCTTGGTCCGCTATTACTTCTAGAATATTCAATATTATATACTACAAACCTACTTGAGTCTGAGGCAACAAGGTCTAATCCAGAAGAATCTTTATAATTAATTGTAACAATATCTCCTAGTTGCATTGTTGGAATTGAGAATAAATTTACGCCTACAGATTTTTTAGGATGCATAACTTTATTAATAATCCATCCCATGAGTGCTTGAGCGTCATCGTCTGTTTGAATATAGATGCTGTCAATTGAAAATTCATTTTTTCCATATATCATTCTACTTTGTCTAATTTCATCATATTTTGCTTTTTCTACAAGAGGTGAAAATATTAACGAACTGCCTTGGAATTCTGGATCAGACAAATTACCACGTTTTTTAAAATATTCGTCAACAGTTAATTCGTGAGTTGTGTCTTGTGTAAATGTTACACCTTGAATTCTTAAAAAGTTTCCACTAGTTTCATCAAGGCTTAAAGCAGTATCCGTAGCATTAAATATTAAAAACTCTGCACCATATGAGTCTGCTATAAATCCAGATGTTGTGTATCCTTTAATTCGATTAAATGTTGGAGAAAGTTGAGCATAAAGAGCAGGGTATGCACGATCATATTTAACATCAAAGTATGCACATTCACGCATAATAGAACCAAACTCTTCAAAGTACATATTATATTTTGGAGGCTCTTGTGCACTAATTCCAGATAGGTGTGTTGCTTGGACAACTCCACTCATTGCATATTTTCTAAATGATTCGTTTGCATTAATCTTACCTTCTGATAACGCTGAAGCAAGAGTTTCTCCTACGGTAAACACTGTATTTTGAGAATAGTTTTCAGATAGTGCATATATATTTTCAAACATGCATCTTGCGGATCCACGAACAAACAAAGCCATATTGTTATAAATTGGTAGTGGATCTGGATCATCAACAACCTTAATTAATTTATTGTTAATGTATAAGAAAAATCTACGAATTTTTCCAATATCCTGATACTCTACTGCAAGATCATACACGGTTGGATTTTCTTCTCCAGCCATTCTATACTGACCAGTAAATCTCCCATCATCAACAAGAATCTTTGATAAACCACCCCAGAGTTTAATAGGAATTGCTTTGTCACTAGAAGATTCTTTTTTTATTTTATAAAAAACAACATTATTAATGGATTTTTCAGCATTACCTTTTTCGTCTATTTTTAAATATGAGTTAACATTATCTTCTGTTAATGCAATAATTTCAAAATAATATCCGTTATTCGTTATTGTATTAAGCAATACTGCTAAACCACCAGATCCTCCTCCAATGCTTACGTTTTGATCTGGTTGTGTACCAGATGTTTGATAATATGTTGTACTACCAATTGGAGTTTGTGTTCTACTTGTATTGTTTTCAATTTTTCCAATAATTCTCATTCTTGTTCCAAAATGTTTATACGCTGTTCTGGTAAAAGGTGAAGGACTTCCTATAGGTATTTCACCCTGGGTCGTAACTTCATCAGTATTAAGTGATTTAGATACATATGAAATAAATTTTAATGGATTAAGTTCTGGAGCAGGGGCAGGACCGTTCATTACAAATGCAGAAGATTGAATTGTTCCGCTTTGAGTACTTTTTAAACTATTAACATCTGTTTCAGTTAAATAACTAGTAGACATAAAGTTTTTGATAATACCATTACGGGTAGTTTGTCTAGCCAAAACATTGTTTACGCCAGCACTGCCAACGGTAGTTGCTGGGTATGTTACATCCTCGTCTAACTGCGTTGTAAACAGAAACTGAGACTCCATTTCACAGCCCCGAACTATTCTATTATTAGACCAATATGGATTTATACCAGCGGTATGTAATGTTATAGTTGTTCCAAATTGTGCACGTCCATGGTCTACTACCGCTCCATTTTGTAATCTAGTTATGCCATCAACAGTTTCATAATATGGAGTTGCATATATTCTAACCAAGCCTGTTGGATATATTTTTCCATTAAACGGTAGTGATGAAAAATAACTTTGATATTCTTGATTGCTACTAATATAAACATTTCCAGTTCCAGTTATGTTAAACTGTACTGCATCATATCTAATAATTTCTCCGTTAGAATAAAAATATCCTTGATACCTAGTAAGCCAGTAAACGTTTTCTCCAAGATCAAGGATGTTGTTTGATAGTATGTGGTTAATAACTGTAGGGGCTGAAGAAGAAAGATCAGAATTTAATGGCATAGCGCCTAAAACATAATTGCTTTGTTTTGCTGCAACCTCATTAATAGTTTTTGTATTTTCTGTTCCAGATACTTCCCACAACAAAGATGGTTTATAAATCCAAGATTTATCCTGATCGATCATGCTTGATTGTTTTATTGAGCCATAAGATCTTTGAATATATCTAGTTGTATAGTTAATCTTTCCATCATTATAAATTTTCTTATCTTTAGATGCTATAGAAATAATGTTTGGCAAATTGCCAGATGTTGAGTTTTCAACAACTCCTGCATCTATTTGATTTGTTGATCCAGACAGGACAAAGTCTGTGCTTCTTTGGTCTGATGTTGGCATTAAATAATCTTTACTCATTACAATAAAATTATTATATTCATCAAAAAACATTGCTGTTTGTGTAGCAAGTGCTAATTGATTTAATACTTGAGCAACGTTTTGATCTGGTGCAACAAAGAAAAATGGAATTACTGGATCAGATTCGCCATCAACCCTTCTAAATACATAGTTGCTAAAACCAATATAATCAAGCAAAGTCGTTATTGCATAACTTAAAGATGCCTGAGTTGTCAATAATCTTGGGGCTGGCATTGATTCTAAAAAGAAAAAGAAGTCTCTAAGTTCTATAGATAATGTTCCACCTGTAATATCTGCTTGTGGAAAACCTTCTGAATATAATGTCTTAATAGGAATGTAATAGTCAAACCCTTCAACATCAAGAATAATTTCATAAAATGTAAATTTAATATTTTTTCTAACGTAGTCTGCAATAATGCTAGTAGAGTTTTGATCATTAAATGCTTGATCATCATCAAACAAAGATAATTGACCATTAGATGCAAGTAACTGTCCTACTGGAAGAGATGTAATTCCTATGTCAGATAACGTTTTTGTAATTTTATAATCAATAACTTTGTCAGAAATATCAACTACTAATCTTGGAGACATCTCAATTAGGTCAAAAGTAGAGTCAGCCTTATTCATAACATCTACAACAATTCTAATTCCATCAAGATAGGCAAAGTCACGATAGGTTACTCCACCCTCTGTATCATTTTCAAATGATGCTGGGGAAGTTAAATCGGTTATAAAGTTTGTGTTTAAGTTAATTGTTTCAGATCCTAGTTGCCATGCGTACTCTGGTGAGAATGTTGCATAATCTCCATTGGTCCAGATGTACATTGTTCCTCTGTCCCCTGCGTTTTCTATTACAAGGTATGCATATCCTTCAACATTAGATTCTGGTAATAAGGTATCTGAAGAAAGAGTGTCAGCAAATACAAAAGTTGAACGGTACTCTTCTGGAATAACTAAACCATACTCTAACTCTACATATCCATCTGACCCAATAATAGGCTCTCCAGATGCAAGCGTATCGTTTTCTCTAAAAGAGTATGCGTCTATCCATTGATTGCTTTTAAGATATTGAATCTTCCATCTAGCGGGAGTTGTTCTATTTGTATCTCCATATAATGGGTCTGGTATCGATCCCGTGCTTGTTGCAAATGGTCCAAGATCTACATCTCCTACATTTGTTTGCATTTTTACAACAAGTCTATTTGCTGGGACACTTTCTTTGTAAACAACAAATGGAACCGCATCATCAATATAATGCAAGTCATTAGAAACAATACTTGCAATTCCTCGTTCAATATTATTTTCTGTTCTATAAGATGTCCAGTATCTAAATTGGTCATATCTAGATGGCATATAATATCTTGGTCTTTGTGCCATAGAGGCACCAGAGTTTGCAAAAAATCTATTATTAAAAAATGCTGCTTTGTTAATTCCAGACCTTGGTCTAAATGGGTTTAAGCAATCTTCTAAAGAATAAATTAGTTTTAGTTTATCTTTTTTTAGTGTAAAACTTTGTGGGGTATTATTATCGTCAAAACCACCATCAACAACAACATCTGCATCTGTGGCTCCAGTATAGTAGTTGCCAGCATCTAGGGAGTCAAAATCATTTGGCAAGGTAAAGTATTGAGATGTATTGTCTGTTGGGCGATAGCGATAATTGCCAAGTTTGAATATATTATCTGGCATATTCATGTTCCACTCAGCCAAAACTAATGACTGTAACTTAACGGTTGCTGATGTTTCTAGATGTGTCTTTAATTCTTGTCCTTCAAACACCCTAGACCTCTTCCAGTGTTACCGATATATTCCAAAGATCATGATTGGTGCCACCACGTTTTACAATAGAATAATTAAAGTCAGAAATATAAACTTGCATTATTTGATTGTATTGTGCTAGATGTCCATATGAAGCATCTGTAATTTCTCCATCAACTGGGAAGTTACTGTACTTATCATATGCCAAATACATCCAAAATGGACCTTGATGGTTTTCATACCAAGAAAGTAGTTCTACTCCACCTGCTCCACCATCTGCTGTAAACTCTCCAGTTGTATTTTTATAATCTGAAGTTCCAGCGGAATCAAAACCAGCATCTTGATAGTATGCTCTTGATGGTAGATTGTTCCAAGACACTGACATATTTAATTTATCTGCAATATGGTAAGATCTCATTCTTCCATTGATTGTTCTTTGGCGTTGTTCAATTCTAACTGGTGTAAATTGTAACTCTCCACGATTATGATCAGAAAGTATTAAGAACTGGTCTATTAGGCTCTCAGCGGTCTCTGCTGGTATCTCTGAGCCTATTTCAAACCCTGTTGGTACATATACTCCATCTACAAGAGTTCCTGCATTCTCAGACCATAATAGGGCTTGTGGTCTTTGATATCTTTTTCTACCCGTCAAATATGCGGCGGTAGCCATTATCTTTGTCCCCTAATTCTTTGATTATCAATATACTTAATCTGTCCAATTACTGCTCTTGCAATATCGTTTGGATTAGCATTTGATTGTGGTACGTTAATTCCCACATTATAATTATACACGCTACGAGAGTTGTCATTGACAGATGTTACTGCTCCAATACTCGCACCTTGACCATCATATGATGATCCTATCATTGATGGATACTTAGACTCATTTAACATTGATAGCAGTGGACCAAATTCTTGGCTAGCCTTTTTATTTATTACAAACTCTCCAGGAGTTAACATTGCTGGCACGGTATCAGAACCCATTCTTCCACCATTGCCAAAATATTTAGGAACTACTCCACCCATATTCATAGGTTTTATTTTTCCACCATACATTGACCCTCTAAAACTAGAAAGAGGGTCATAGGGGGTTGTGGCGCCAGATGACCTAGTAATTGTGTTAATAATATGAGTTGTAGTAACTGTTCTATTAAGTGCCAAGATTCTATCTAAAACTCCTTGTGCCTTATCTTGAGTTTTTTTAATTTCATTTTGATATTGTATAGCCCTGACTTTTGCTAAATCGTCTGCATTTTTTTTATATTCATAAAATTCTTTTGCTTGATTATTAACTTCTAGATCTGCTGTTAGTTGATCCCTAGTTTTTGTTAGTGCTTCTTCTGCAGCAATAACTGAATTTTTTGCTGTAAGTAACTTGCCTTTCTGAATTGTATAAATTTGATCTTCCTGTACACGAATGGCTGCCATAGCAGTAGCCTTTTGTTGTTCTAATGTAAAAATTTGTTTTTCAATCTCAAGTTGTCTTGCAGAAATTTGATCTTTTGTTAGTCCTGTTGCGCTTCTTAAGCCAGCAATTTCTGCTTCTCTTGCTGCTTGCAATGCGCCAGAACTTCTTCCCATTGCATTTTTTGCTGCATCTGCTCTAAGTTGTTGTGCGGCGCTAGCGGCAGCGGCTATATCTCCTCGTGATAAGGCATCTGCAAGACCAAGTTTTCCTTTTTCCTGTTCTGCAATTTCTTGATTAATTTCAGAAATTTTTGTAAGTGCTTTTTCTTGTAAGTCGTATTTAGCATTAATTCCTTCTGCTGCTCTATCAATATCTTTTAATTGTTCAGAAAGAAGCGAAGACTCAGTTTGTAAAGCCTCAATTGGTCGACTAAAAGTTAACTCTATATTTCTTTGTTTTTCCTCTATAGAGTCTTGAATTCCTGATATTTCTTTTTCTATATCATTTACCGCTTTTTGTGCAGTTTCTACCGCTGCCTCACCAGCCTTAATTGCACTTCTATATTTAATCTCAATGCTTTTTTCTACAACATCAAACATCTCTTCTGGCGATAAGGGCGTTTTGCCTTCTTCAACTTTAAGTTCTTTAACTAATCCCAAAAGTTTTTTTATTTCACTACTCTTTTTTGATGTTGCAAGTGCAGCAGCAAGAGTTGAGTTTTTTGATAACTCAAAAGCCTCATTAGCACTTATTCCTGCTTTTCTTAATTTACCATAAGCAACTCTGCTATTTTTTAGTTCTTTTTGTTGTGCAATTAAATCTTCTTTTGCTAATGTGAATGCACTTTTCTTTACATCCCCTGCAGGTGGAACATAAGGATCTGGTGGAACAATAACCTGACTTGCTATATTATTTTGAACATTTTTATATTTTTCTAATTCTTTTGTTGCTGCAGCAACTACTCCTTTATCATCTGACATCAATCTTGTAAAAATATCTTGAGCAATAGATGCATTAACTAAAGCGGCTTTTACAAGCAATAGTTTAGTGTCATAATCTTTAACACCTTTGGCTGCTTCGGCAAACTCAGGGGCTACATTAAGCAAGATTTTATCCATAGCCAATAGTCCAGCAGTTCCTTTAGGTATTGTTGCTGTCAAAATTGCCATTTGTTTATTATATTCATCTGCTTTTATTGTTTGATTTCCAAATGCCGAAGTTAAATTTGTAAGAGCGCCTGCAAGGAGCGCAGACTCAACATTTAATGCTTTTTGTTGTTCTTTTGTTAGTGCAATTGTTTCTGGTCCTAAGATTACTCCACCTTTGCCACCACCAATAACTTGTCTTGTTTTTTTAATTCCACCTTCAAATGCTTTGTTAAAATTTGCTGCTGTTTCTTTTGCTAACTTAAGCACAGTGGCTTGTCCTTCTTCTGTAGATAAGTCAATTTGTTTAAATTTTAATGCAACATCTGTTTTCCCAGCCTCCTCACCCAATGCATCAATGTATGTTTTTACGGCTTCTTTTGAAAAGCCTTGACCACCAAGATCTAATGCAATAGCATTAAAGGCAATTTGTGCTTCCGATACTGTTGCATTTTTAATAGCCAGAATATCGTTTTTATATTTATCTAAAAATTCTTTGTTGCCTCTTAATTCATCTACGGCAGTTTGTTCCGTAGCACTAAGTTGATTAGCACTAATTCTTGCTCCGCTACCCGCTCTTGCTGTTGGTGTTTGACCTAATAGACCTGCCAAAGTTTTAACTTTGTCACTTGTCATAGTCATTGCATCTGCAAGACCTTCTGTTGCCATTCTTTCTTTTTCTTTTGATGCCTTTATTAAGTCAACAACCTTTTTTAAACCAAGCAAACCACTTAATACTAACCCTACTGGTCCTAAGAATCTTGCAATCATTCCACCAAACCTTAAAAGATTTGGAAGTAGTTGTTTTATTCCTCCAGAAAATAAACCTGTAGCAATTTTTGCTTTACTGTCTGCAGTGGCTCTAACTAATAATCCAGCGGTTAAACCACGCTCAGTTGCAAGCCTTGCTATTCCGCTCTGAGTTAATAAACTTGTTATAGCCTGTAGGGCAAACATTGCTGTTGTTACTTTAAATATTGAGCCAGACATTTCTCCTAATTTACCGCCAGACATTGAGGCTACACCAGCAAGAGAAGATATTGCAAAAGAAGAACCCATTAAGCCTCTGTCAAATGATCTTAATCTATCGTTCATTGATTTTATGTTTGTTGCAGTTGCTTTAACACCTTCATTAACTTCTTTACTCATTGGAACATTTGCTGCTACGGCTCCAGTGGTTGTTGATGGTCCTTGTGGTCTTGTTGCAACCCTTCTACCCGCTCTTGTACCGCCAACTGCAGCGTTAGCCAAATTTGTTCCTGCTCTTGCTACATCGTCTTGTCTATTAGCCATTCCTACTTCAAGACCACGAGCAATGTCTTCACCAATTGGAATAGTTTTACGAGACGGAGACTTTGTTCCTGCTGCTTGAGCAGTTGCAAGAATTGCACTATCTGCATTTTCTCTTGCTTCATTAATTAATATTGATCTTTTTTGTTTTCCTCTATAAGTTCCTCTTGGACTCTTAGGGTTTCCAGATTGAAATTGTCCTGGACTAGAAACGCTTTCTCTTGCAACATTTATATTATCAAACATTATTTGATTTTGTGTTTGATTTCCAGTTCTTGTTCTTCTAAATTTTCCACTTTTTAATCCAGAAACAATATCTTCTTTTCTAGCACTTACCCGTACCTGACCAATTTGTTTTGATGCATTATCTAAAGCCTGCGCTGCACGACCTGCTGACCCTTCAACAGTTTTATATTTATCAATAACAGATCTAGTTGCTTTTGCTAAAAGTTCATCAGTAACAACAACTTTTCCTCCAGCAGCCTGTTGTTTTGCAAGAACTACCGTAGTTTCTCCAATTTCATTTTCTAATTTTTGTAACGCCATTGCTGCTTCTGGACTAGAAATATCTAATCCACCTAATTTAGCAGCAGTTGCAAATTTGCCAGTTCTTGCTCCATAATCTCTAGAAAATTCTCCAACGTTTGCACCTTTTTTCATTGCTACGTTTAAAGATTGAGGCAGTTCTGTTACTAAATTTGAAACAACTTTAATAAATTGTGGAAACTCTGATGCTAATTTTTCTAAACCAGCAATTTTTATTCCTTGTTGAAATTGTGCAGACCCTGGAGCAAAAGGCATTGCAGCATGAGCAAATGCAACATCTTTTCCAGCCATGTATCCAGGAATATTGTTTGCAATCATTCCTTGAATTAGTGGGGCATATTTTTTTGCCATATCTGAAGGAATAACTGCTTCTCCTGGAGATAACATTGCTGGAACTATATCTCCTGCACCCTTTGGTCCTGGTACTGAAACAATACCACTTGCTAATTTTCTACCGCCTCTTGGTGGCATCATCATGCCAGGATTATTAAGCATGAAAGATTGACCTGCTCTAGTAGCACTTTGATATGCAGCAATTAATTTTTGAAGTGCTGCTGTTTCAGCAGTAAAACTTTGTGTTAGTCTTGCATGTGATTGATCTAGGGAGTGTGCAGCGGCTGCTGCTTCAAGTTGTTCTGTATTTAAATATTGTGTTTGTTCTCCAAGAACTTGTGATTGACCAGTTAGTCTTAAATACCCTTGGCGTAAAAGCATTACCCCTTTTAGTCCATTTGCAATTGCGTTAGCAATTAAACCAAAAGTCATTAAAAATATTGGACCAATAGCGCCTATTCCAACTGTTAGAAAAGTTATAAGTTTTTTAGTTCCGTCTGAAAGATTCCCAAATTTTTCTAATACCCCACCAACAAATTCTATAATTGGCGTTGCTGCTTCTAAAAATGCCTCTCCAACTGGTATAAGTGCAAACTTAAGATCTTCAACACTCTTTTTAAATTTATTCATTGCAGAATCTGCTGTCATTCCTAATTCTTGTTCAGATAGAGCAGATAACTCTTGTACTGATGAATTTGCTAAATCAAGAACACGAGAAGCCTGGTTTCCTTCTTTAGTTACGTTAGCAAACAATGCTGACAAACGAGCAAACTGGAATTTTCCAAACATTTGTTCAATTGCCTGTGCTCTATTTAATGGATCTAATGCATTAAGCGCTTCTGCAAATTCTATAACAGTTGCTTTAAGGTCGCCTTTGTTGCTTGTTACAATTTCTCTAGCATTAATTCCAAAAGACTGAAGCATTTCAGATGCTCTGCCAGTTGGATTAATTAACGCTGCTAAACCAGATTTAAGTGCGTTGGCACCTTCTGAAGCGTTAATGCCTCCTTCTTTCATTGCTGCCATAAAGAAGGTTAAATCTTTTACATCTCCACCAAGTTGTTGAATAACTGGAGCAACTTTTGGAATTGCAGTAGTAATATCATCAAGAGATACAACAGTTTGGTTTTCTACTGCGTTAAGAAAGTTGATTGAATCTGCAAGTTTATCTGAAGACATTCCAAAAGCATTTTGTAAAGAAATGGTTGTCTCAAGAGCCTTTTGTGTATCTATTTGACCAAGAATAGAAAGACGAGTTGCTTCTGTTGTTTGACGCTGTAAGTCTAATCCTTGAAAACCTGCTGCTGCAGCCTCTGCTGCCAAACCTACGGTAGTAGAAACTGCAACACCATACTTTGTAAACTGTCTACCTAATTCTGTTATATCATCTAATGCCTGTTGTGTTTCAGCCTTTGGTGTAAACAAATCTCCATAAACTTTTCTAAATTTAAGCGCTTGGGCTTCCATATCCATAAAGGTTTTTGTAGCGGTAGATCCAACAACAGCCAAAGGTATTGTAAAACCAACCATTAACTGACGACCAGCCCATTGAGTATTTTTACCAAAGTTTAATAGGTTGGTAGTGCCTTGCTTCATTAACTGATTAAATAATGCTTGTTTCTGTGCTGCGATGGCTGTTCTTGTACCATAGTCTTGCATGTTAAGCGCTGTGGGTCTAATAGCAATTGCTTCCATTGCTCCACTGGCATTGCGACCCATTTTAATATATTGGGTTTGTAATGTTTTTACACGTTCTTCGGCTACCTTGCCAATTGTGTCAAACTCTGATCTAAATAATTTTCCAAAAGTTTTTGTAGATGCACCAGCATAGCGGAAGTATTCCCGCATTGAAAATTTATTTTTTTCTAAAGAATTAGTAAAAGATTCTGCGCTTGTTCTTACCGTCCGAAGTTCTGCAGAAAAAGCACCAATTGAATTGATACTACCAAGTAGGTTTTTCTGCAGAGACCTCTGAGCGATTGTTGCTGATTCGCTAGACTTAGCGATAGAAGAGTGAAACTGAGATATCTGTCTCTGTAAAGCCTTTAGTTGTGCTAACGCTGCAGACGTATCTATATTTACGCCAATATTAGCATTAACATCAGCCATGTATCACACCTTATCTAATATGTAATTATTCCTGTGTGTTAAGAATGTCGGTAACAGATGACAGATTAATGCCAGATGCCGCCTCAACAATTTTATACACAGTTGGAAGATCAAGAAGATCTTCTAGTTTTTGAATGTCTCCAGCCAATTCTGGCTTATATTGCTGCATAGCAATTTGTACACATTCAACAAGCAGAGTCATTGATTTTTCATTATCCTCTGCAACCTTAGCCACCCCTTCAAACTTCTTCATAAATGGACGAAGAAGAGAGATTTTTAACGGGCGAACTGTTATTTTTGTTCCATCGATGAGGGTTACTTGTTCAGCCTCATGCGTAGTTGTCGCCATATTTCCTCCTATAGGTTATGTCAATTATAGCATAGGAAGGCTATTTTGTTAGGTCTTCGTAATCCAATCCCATGCCGATACCAAACCCTACTTTCTGTGCATTAACACCCTGTAATGCTAAAACATCATTGCTATCTTTTGTTTGACCTTTACTAAATACCCTAGCCTTCATGTCTTCCCACTCTTTTTGGCCTTTGTCTTTATTTGATTCTTTGTCTAAGTCTACCCCCTGAATTGCAGCCATAAATTTCTTTTCTGTATAATCTAACTCTCTACTTACCTCTAAGGTTGCCATAAGTTCTGGCATAGATAATGATGTTTCTAATTCTTGATAGTCTTTCCATATACCCAGCAAAAAAACCTCAGATTCTAACTTTGCAAGATCTAAGGTTTCCCAGGTTTGACCACTGTCTAACGCTTGATTTTTAACTGGCTCTTCTGACTTTTTATTAATTTTAATTCCAGCAGCGGTGTCTAATACTTTATATATTGTAGGCATATCTATACTATCTTCTACATCTTCAACGCTTTTAGATATTGATGGATAATATTGTTTCATACATATCCGCACACATTCAACTAATACCGCCATGGCTTCATCATCATTTTTTGTTTTTTTGATTGTTTCAAAGGTTTTCATAAACTCACGTAAATATTTTATTTTTAATGGTATTATTTCTAATTCCGTACCATTAAATAAATATACTGTTTGAGATGTATATATTGTAGTTGCCATATAAATTCAATTTTACCATAAAACAACAAAGCCCACATCCGAAGACATGGGCTATGTAGAATAGTTAGACTATTAAGACAATAGGTCTCCGAAGGT